CCTTGAGGTCCTGTTGGTCCCGTCTCGCCTTGGATGCCTTGAGGTCCTGTTGGTCCCGTCTCACCTTGGATGCCTTGAGGTCCTGTTGGTCCTCCAGCAGATGTCACCCAAGTTGGGGATGTTCCTGCTCCATTGCTCGTTAAAAACTGTCCTGCAGTTCCAGGCAAACTATTGAATTGAACATTACCGAGAAGATTGGTTGTTTGTCCTGTTCTCCCGACATTCACGGCACCAGAGGATTGTGTCCCGAAGTTTATAGCAATGGCTGAATTGCCCGTGTCATAGAAACCGCACTGTACAGATGGGAAAGAGGAGGCTGTACCCGTTATAAATTGAGAATCGCAAATATTTGCTTTTCCAGCTATATTATTTACCTGTAAAAAGGTAAGCGTTTGAAATCCAGTAATGGCAACACTTTGAGGATTGAAACGCCCGAAGCCTCCCTGACCTTGAATGATTGGCTCCCCGATTTGGCCCATGATGTTCCACGTATATGGACTATTATTTACAACTTTAACCGAATACGAATTTAGACAAGATGGTAGCGTCATTGTACTTGCCCCTGTTGTAGTCGGTAAAATGAAGGCCACATATAAAGCATTTCTTTCGCGCGTCCCAAGATTTAATTGTATATTATTTTGAGTCGTTGTATTAAACGAAGAACCGCCTTGTCCGCCGTATATCCTTACCGTTTCATTATCCAATGGATCGCCGACAATTAAATCATTCGGTATTTTAACGATGCCTACCATGTTCGTTATTTTCTCTTGGACTCCAATCGTCATCGCAGATTGTGAGGTTATATTAAAACCATTCATATTTAGGTTTGTTGCTGCCGTTCCAACCCACGTCGATGGAGGTACATTGCTTTGGACGTATCCTACCGTCGCCAGTTCCTGAAGGTCAGCCCCCGAGGGAGTCGGTCCTTTCAAAAAAGTATTGCTTGTCATGTCAATGCCAGACACTGACGAGATTGAAGTAGGCGTTATGTTGATATATTCAGTTGGAACTATGCTGCCTTCCGTATTCTGGACTTGAAGACTATTATTCAACACGAGTTTGGTTGCCGAATCAGTCGAAGTGACCGCTTGAATTGCTGCGACCTTTGCCTGTAGATGAGGCCATGTTGTCCCTACATCATTGTAGGAGATACCTAACCCGTTGATTTCAAGGTTGTGCTGACCGCCGAGCAGATTTTGGTTAAAACTGACTCCAAGTTGGCTGGTTTCAACCCGATTCAATGTATCCGTAGACTCAAAGATGACAGCCGTGTTCGGTTGATATGTTATGGTTGAGAACCCATTGTTCGGCAACGGTGTTGGTTCATCACTGATGTAGATTGCCCCGTTCATCGTCGGCGTGAATTGGCTCACATAATACAATTGATTGGGAGCATCCATTGGAACGACAAAGGTCAGCGTCGCGAGATCCGAACCATTGTTCGTGATTCCACTTGAATATACATCGGCTGCGTTGTACGGAAGGCTCGTTTGGATCCAAAATGGTTGTCCTAAAGCATTGATGACGAACTCATACGTTTGACCCCGAATCAAATTGAGAATTGGATTGACTGCTCCGTTGATGATATACTGGTCGAGAGAATTCGATACATCTAATGTTGTGGCCATATATATTACTCCTGTTATTTTATTTTTAATAAGCATAACACCTAAAAAGAACACCACCAGGGTTTTGTTGTTGTGTATAGACTATACCTGCTGCCGTAGGGAAATTGTAAGTGAGTGACCCAGAGTTTCCTGTACTTGCGAGATTCGTAATACCTTGGGTCGAGTTAAACTGTGTGTTTGTTAGATTTCCTGTGATATAATTAGAAATGACTTGTGTTGTGGTGGGCGTGTTTAATGGGATGCTAAGAATACGTCCGTTTTTACCGACTTGCCCAGCTGAAACCAAGTAAGTATATTGGGTTGAAAGAAGACTGTAACGTCCTGCTGTTCCCCCTGTACCCGCAGTAAGCACTGGATTCAAAGCAACGCCATTGGTTGGCGCGTTCCCCGCCGATGTATTCACGAATTCAACATTGTTGATATATAAATGAACCTCATTGTTTGTAAGAAGCACTGAGAACTGTTGAACGGGCATCCGCGGAAAATAGACAACAGCACCAGAGCCCCATGTGCCGTTCTCGGCTACATTAAAAATTTGACCCGTCGTTGTAAAATAGGGCGGTGGTTGCTGAGAGAACCCTCCGTAGCCACACACAAATACATCCACAAAAGAAGTTCCTTCAGGTAATACCACGGGTGTTTGAACACCGACTGGAAATCCAGTATTTCGAGTTAGAGATACGATGCCTAAATTGTTGCCGTAGAACGCCCAGCGGGTAGCGGTTCCCGTGCTGGTTAAATAGGCGAACTGTTGCGGGATATTCCCCGACCCGTCGAATATTGTTTGCGGCATGCTCGTTGCGGACATTATCTCTCCAGGTTGAGCTGACGGGAACTTAAGGTATATCGTGTCGTAGTTATATGGCTCTACATCCGTTGGGACTTCAAAGCACTCGGAATTGAATACGGGACACACGCATGTTGGTGGTGGCTGATCTGACATATACTATGTATGAATATATTTATTCATTCGTTAAGTATTGATGTAGCTGATAGCAATGATGGCAGCATCGTTCGGAGGAATTGCATCTGCATGTAGGTAACCTGGTTCATTGCCATTGACGTAGAGATTGACGAAATAACCCCCGCTGCCGAACGGTCGCCCGAAATTATCTGTAAATGGAAACGCTTGATTCAAAGACGGTGTTTGGTCTGCAGGTGGGTTAGGATGATAAGAGCCATCTATAGGGTAGTCCCAGTCAAATCTTGTGCCGTACACGCCGTCTGTACCGGGCATAATTGTGAGAAGATTGCCTGTAAGATTTTTAATAGATCCACCTCCTGCTTCTCTGGGGAAGCCTACGTACCCGTTGCCGGGGTATATTTCGCCATCGCCGATGTTTGGGTCTCCAGCCCAATTCCCCGCAAACGTCTCTGCTATCGTAATGTTTTGGTTGTCAATTACCGAAAAGAGAGATGAAGCCACACTTAGATAAGGACCGCTTGTCTGAAACTGCCCTCGAAAACACACGCCTTCTTGTGCGGGTAAGTTCAGCATGCTTACAGCCGTCCCCGATGCACCAGTCCCCGGACCAAATATACTGATTTTAGCTGAAATTTCTTGGTAAATTAAGTAAATATATTTGGGTCCCGAAGCACTCGCGATACCTCCTTGGGAAATAGCATACAAATCAACGCGGGTTGTATTCGCTGGGCATGTGATGTCGAACAATCCTTGATATTGCGACGACGTGTAGACATCTGTTTGAAATGTCTCAGATTGGTTTGCTAATGTAGCCCATTTTACTTTGCTCTGAACCGTCCCTTGAAAAACCTGTTGGTCCGTACCATAACTACCTACGCTGTCCGCAATTTGAGAAATCTTGACGGTATCAAACACTTCTGTGCCTTGGGCTGTTGGATAACTGACGTAATCAGCAAGAACGATTTCAGACGGCGTGAAGGATGGTGTTTCAATAAAATCAGTCTCATTATAAGGTGCGCATGGCCGCTCGATTGCTGGATAATTGTTAGATGGAAAACTGATCATATAGTATAATCCTATATAATATTTATACAATACCATAGATTTGAAATAGGACCCCTGCTGGTTGAGGTTGCTGGTTGAGATACGTTTGAATTGACGGCGAGGCGAAGGTTCCATTGTATTGAACGACCACATTTGAGTAAGAACCCGACGTACATACATTGTTTCCATTGCCAGCACCTCCTTGAATCTGAAACACATTCGTCACAGGCTGTGGACCAAGATAAGTTGTGGTTACATTTGGCGCAGCGAAAACCGACCCTGCCTGTCCTGGTGTTCCAACGAAATCGGTTGAATAATAGATTGCATTATTTGTTGTTACTCCGCCAGCGCCTCCAGGTAGAGCACTTCCGATACTGGCCCCTTGTGATGGAGACCGCTGACCACCTCCCGCTGAGCCAATCGTTGTGTTAATACCATTTTTGAAAACCATGGTCATTCCAGTCCCAGCTGTAGTACTGGTATTGAACTGGTAAAAATAAGTGGAAGAGGGATTTACTGGAATTGACGAATATTGCTGGCATGCCCCGCTACCACCACCTCCAAATATAGATACGGGGTATTGGTCTGTAACCGCGACATTCGGGACTTGAGAGGCCATGCCGCCTCCGCCGAACAGCGTCACTGTCATTTGAACACTGTTGGCTGGTATTCCTGTGAGTTGAATCGGCGTATTCACAGTTTGATTGGTATAGTTGATGAATTGTGTCGACAGCAAGGTTTGAACTGGTGGCGGTCGATACTGCCAGAGCAGATTTGACCCGACCGATGTCAAAAAGAAGCCTGGGGTGCCTACAGACCCCGTCGAGTCCTTTAGCGTGGAATTGAACGCTACATTTTGGAATGTCTCTGTACGTGTTTCAACTGGCCACTTCACCAGATTATCGTAGATGATTGCCCCCGATTGTACCACTACTGGTGTCATACAGGTCTCATTGTAGATGGGACATAAACAGTTGGCTGCAGTTACAGCATTATCTGGTGGTTGAATCGACATATAATATATCCTAATATAATATATGGCAATCGTAAACTACTATGAGAAGATGCCAAAGGATCTCCTTCCAAAAACATTCAACCCCAATAAGGGAGACCATGGTCTCGACCTTCCTTTCCGCGCGTGTATCATAGCCCCTAGTGGCAGTGGTAAAACTAATTTTTTATTGAACTTAATTCACCTATTTAGCAAGGGAAAGGGAACGTTCGCATCTATCTGTATCATCACAAAGCATGCGGACGAGCCATTATATAATTTTTTGAAATTAAAATCACCTCAAATTTCTATCAAAGAAGGTTTATCATCCACCCCCGACATCAACAAGTTTGACAAAGACCTCAACCATCTCATCGTGTATGACGACCTCGTTTTATCCAAAGACCTTTCCGTAGTTGAAAATATATATATCCGTGGTCGCAAGTGCGGAGTATCGTGCATTTTCATCTCGCAGTCTTATCATGCGATTCCCACCATGATCCGCAAGAACAGTACCTATATGATTATTTTGAGACTCGGAAGCGGAAAACGCGAGTTATCCATGGTATTAAGCGAGTTCGGCATGGGGATGACAAAAGAACAGTTGATGGCAATGTATGAATATGCCACAGATACGAAGTTCGTACCCCTCATCATCCACATGGATGAACCAAATAGGGACAAGAAGTTCTTCAAGGGATTTCGGGAGTCGTTGAAGCCCAGCGAGTATGCCTGATGCTTTTGAAATGAGAGAGTTTGTTCTTGTGCTGGAAATGTCCTCGACAAGAACACACCGTATTGGCTCTCGACTTCTCCAGATTTTTTTGTCGGTACTTTGTTTGGTACTGTATCATTTTTATTAAATGGCCCGAATCTTCTCTATATTTTATTTTATAGGAATCCTTCTCTTCTTGGGTTTGGACGGGTTTATTCTTATTGACGCAGGGCATTGTCTCTATGAAATACCGTTCTCGCCTCATAAGTTCATCACTATTGTTGCATGGATACTCTTCAATCAATACAATTGAATAGTTATTTTCAGACAAAATATCAAAAGACGTAAGTGCTTGGGTTGATTTACCTGCTATAAATCGTTTGAAAATTGACTTATGAAGCCCCAGCCGTTGGGACAGCAGCTGAACTGTAGACCCAATATATTGTTTATCAGTTGTATTGCAAATGAGTCGGTAAATCTTGCCTTTAGAATAATCTTTCATTTTGCTATAATATTAACGTTTATTTTAAATTATATTTATGGTTTTTGATATTTTTTTTAAATAGCTTAATATATTAAAATTAGACTACGTGTTCAAAATGAGTACCGTTTAAGCCGCACAGACTCGTCTCTCTACATGTCTCCGCGAATTTGTTGAACTTACCACATCGCCAAAAGTTGGCTCGGCGGATCGGGTGAGGTATATAATGAATACACTCTTTACAGTTCGGGAGTACTAAAAAATACAACAAGTTCATATATGATAACGTTTTATAAAAACTGTATCATATATTAAAATATTACTAGACTTATACCTTGCTTACATTTATAACAACATCTGTAGCTTGATTTGACCCCACATTTGCATGTGTATGGTAAGGTTTTTTTATGTTCAATCTCACATGTACTACATCTTGGATACTTACCGCATTTTTTACCACATACACATATACCTTTTATGGATTCTACTATAGGCTTTATGGGTTCTACTATAGGCTTTATGGGTTCTACTATAGGCTTTATGGGTTCTACTATAGACTTGGATTCTATTGGTTTGACTATAGGCTTGACTATGGGTTTAGGTTTCATTTTTATATTTAGGAATGCCCAATATAATGGTCTACGGACTATTTTATCTCTATACTTCAAAAGTATTTTTTTTGAATTATTGAACTTGAACCGTTTGAATGCTTTATATATCAAATATTTACAATATTTCTTATAATATTTTGTTATAAAGGTAATAATACGTTTTATCCCTTTCATATACTTTTTAAAATACGGACCGACAATCTCATGCTTATTAATACAGAAGGATCCGACATGTACATAATGTCTATTAAACTCAAATCTAAACCGTTCTTTACACATGTGTCCACATGTACATTTTTCATTAAACAACAAATGATAAAAGTGAATCTTATTTAATAAATAATCATTTTTATAATATGTATTTATCTCTTCCCAACTTGTAAAATCTTCTAGATGGACATGCATGGCAATTTGACACGCGTATACATCTCCTTTATTTGTAATTTTATTTGCTTTTAATAACCATCTTACGTCCTGCTGATACGTATCTATATCCTGATGGTTAACGGGATAGGGTTGTTTTTCCTTAATTGAAATCAATATAGGCTTTACCTTCAAAAAATCAAGCTTTGTCACATTGGTTGTCATGTGTTCACACTATAATTAGATAATAATCTTTATATAGTTTATTGCTTATATTTTGCTTAGCGTATTACTTGGTGCTGTATTTTTGAATTATCGCCCTAATATCTTGGTCAACCTCATGCCTTTCCTGTGTGTCTAGTTGAATAAACAACATTGTTGCTGACGTATATAGTTCTAGTTGGCTATCCGTTGGTAGATCAGTCGCATCCTCATCCCCTAATTTGTGTTTATTTTCATAAATCTCATCCTCAAGTAAATATAACTGAAGCTCTTTCGCAATATGCTTCCTAATGTGATGTAGTCCCTTAGAACTCTCAGTCCAGTCCTCCAAATGCGTATAAATCTTATCATTTGGTAAAACAACACATCCCATTTCATGAAGGGTCATTCTTTTTAAAGAACGCTCAAGAATCTGCACGACTACCTGGTTAATTGGTATATAATCGCATGATTTAAATAGTTCATAGTCCATGTCGGTGACCTCTATGTCTTTGCAGAAGCCTATTGAAGACATTGTGCAGTTCTTTACAAGATACTTCTTATTTAGAACATTATCATCTTCTTCTTTCTCTTCTTTCTCTTCTTTCTCTTTTTCTTCTTTCTCTTTTTCTTTTAGTTGCTTTTTAGATACTTTAGGAATTACTTCATTATAAACTGCTTGAGGTTGTACTACTTGGGGTGCTACTTGCGGGGCTACTTGCGGGGCTTGAGGTTGTACTACTTGGATTACATGGGGGGATTCTTTAGTTGTCAAATAATCAATCATCTTATCTTTCTCGGCTAGAAGGAGCTGGGTCATCTCATGTTTCAATAGACTCATTTCCTCTTGATGCTTTAGCTGTTGCTTCAATAGGTCAATTTGATGCATAAGCATATTGTTTTCAAGCATAACGTCAAACTTTTTCAATTCAGCATTATTATTAACTCCTTCCATAACATCTGTATATACTTTCTTAGTAATTTCATCATTCTTAACTTTCTTAGTTCCTTCCCAGGGTGTCCCTACAAGTATGCAGTGTCGCTTGGTCTTGCAGTGAATGCCTAGGTTTGATTTGGTGGTAGTTTGATAGTTGCATGTAGTACATTGGAAAGCCATGGTTATAATACTATGATATTATATTTTTAAGATAGTTTCTTAATATATTAATTCTTAGATTCCCTAGGTTTTCTTAAAGTTTATAATTTAATAATTATAAACATGAATGGTTTATAAAGAGAAGGGGTATGTCAGATCGGGGTTTAATTTATCCAAAATATAAGCATATCGCTGATATTTCATACCATAGCTGGGTTCATTTTTTAATGTATTCTCTAAATCTTGGTAAGCCTGGATGTACTCGTCATGAGATATGATACGATTGTTATAAACGATATATTTAGAATGATAGGAAAGCCTACGATAGCCCATATAATGAAGACCCATTTTGACCGCTGATTTATGGTATTTTTGAAGCAAATATGACGGAGATGGAATATCTTTAATTTTAATAATTGTACATATCTTACAATGTATTTGAGTCAGTATATGGTCTTCATAGTCCTGCTTTGATTTGCTTGTAAACTCGCATGGTATACATGTGTATATAATTGGTTCTTTCGTCATGCAGTCTATAGCTTGGTGGCGTTCATACCTTTGTTTGGTTTTTGCAACATAGAAACACTTTTGACATGTATAGTCAGGCTTTACTCGTCCTTCTGTATGCTTTTTACTTTTTGTATGCGTTGTGTAGGCTTGACGGCACATGGTAGTATATCCACATGGATCACAACTGAATACGATAGGTTTATGACAATCTACCGCCTGATGCCTCTCATAGGCTTGTTTGGTTTTCGCTAAATAATCACAAGTATAACATCTATAGTCGGGCTTATCTTG